GGGAAGCCACTGCCGTATAACCAGAGAACCATGTGTCGTATCTCAAACCCTACATCTTCAAGGGCCGCTGCCATTCTGTGATATGTTCTATCGCCGCCACAGGATAGTATATGCCCTCCAGGTTTTAGCACACGCAGAGCAGGAACAGCCCACTTGTGATGAAACAGTTTAGTCTTAGAGATATCATCCCAATCTTTGCCCATGAAGGCAAGACCATACGGCGGGTCTGTTACTATAGCATCAATAGAGTTAGATGGTAGCTCCTCCATGCGAATCATGCAGTCGCCATGAAGGAGCCTAACTCTACCGTCAGGATTTGTCCAATCACCCATTCTGTGCTCTAGGAGCTGACAAGCCTGGGCTTAACAAACTTATCAAAGACGGCCCAGAGCAGTATACCAACAGGTGCTAGTGCGATTGCGGCGTAGGCGAATCCATCATTCGACAGGAAACTATACTCGATGTGAACGAAGGCTAAGATGCCTGCTGGCAGTGCAACTATCGATGCTCTGAAAGCGCCATCTTGCAGGCTATTGATTCCTGTTGATCCTGTAACCGATATAGACTTGGGAATATCCTCACGAACCATTCCTTCACTTTCAGGAGTTAGTTCATCTCTCATAGCGACCTCCTTATCTACCTGTAAGCCGATTTACCTCATTCACGATTGCTTGTAGAGCATCAACATCTCCCTCCGATGCTGTCAAGTCATTGGTAAGTCTCGTATTCCTCTCAACAAGAGCCTTCTGCAAGGTTTGTAATCTAAGAATCTCAGCTTTCTCACCAACACAGGTCTCAACAGGTGGCTTGACCGTCGCAGCTATCTCAAACCCATTAGGCTTACGGTTAGTCATAGACCATGTTGATAGATAATGAGTGCCACTGTAGATGCCTGATACTGAAATACCTGTACCTGCAGGCAGGCGTTTAATTGGCTTCTTTGTAGCGAGACTAACTAGGTCTACATCCCGATAGAGCATCACTCCCTTCTTAGTAATAGCCCTAATCATATTCCAGATTGGATCGGATACATCAGGTGGATATAGAGAACGGCCATTTAGAAGCAGCACCTTCTCAGCAACACGCGAAGGACAGGCTGTAGAAGTCCATTTACTATGTGGACTGCAGGGGTCTCGCGCCTTTTCATATACATCTATGTAGAAAACAGCCTCAGCACCAGCAATTAAATGCTGAGAGCTAGGCAGAATATCAACAAACGTACCGATGAAGCAGATGCCTCTAATGTGGTTGTTGTTTCCACCTACGTTAGCTCCCCATTGGGAAAGCCTGCTGACTAGATAGACACGACCAGATGGGAAGACACAGAGATGATAACCAATGCCTCCAAATCCTCGACTAACATGATATCTATGTATAGCATCAAGGATAGCCAGCTCATCAGCTTCAGTCGCAGTAGCTGATGGAGTTGGTGTAACACTGTGATGTATAGCGATAGCATCTACTTTACCCGCTCCGTAGAGCAAGCGCGGCCATGCTATAGCTATAGGATATCTGGAAGTCACGTCCTTTACTGGCATTCCTTTAACCTCCTGCTTAACCGCTCTATTCAGGGCAGACTCCTTACAAGAGTAGGGAGGGCGAAGCTCTTGCATCTGCCCTGAATAGAGAAGTTAAACTATTCTTTTTCTCCCTTCGGCAACAGTTTACCTATTTCAAATAATAACCCGTTGATTTCAGTATTCATTCTATCGTAAGAGTCTGTTAGTTCCTTCTGTATGCGTAAGAGATGGTCTCTCAGTCGCAGATGTTCATTTTGCATATATAGGAGATGGTCTCTCAGTTGCTCTAAGGCTTTGTCTCTATTGCTGTCGCCAGTAATAACCGTAACCTCCATTTGTTGTCAGGCCACTCTTCACATCTACAACCCATAAACTATTTAAGGCGTGGAGATGATCCAGTAGACCATCTTCATTTAACCCAGTCCTATCTCTAATCTGAGCAGTCGAGAGCCACTCAGTGTTAGACAGAACAGCGAGTATTTTATCGCTAGCCGCACTTCTCGTAACCACAGGCTCCACTCCCACATCTTAGGCACCCTTCCTGATAGATTAATTCACTGTTGCAATCTGGACAGTACAATCCTGCTACTATTTTTATCTCAGCGCCATCACCGAATTTCATATGCAACCATCTAAAGATGTAGTCAAGCAGAGATGTAGCAAATGGGATAGCTGGATTGTTAGTCATGCCATATGGCTCAAATCGACTGCCTATATATTTCTGAGCTATAATACCAATAGGAACATGATACTGCAGAAGCATTGATGTTGAGATACCTAGGGCATCAGATAATCCTTGTAGGGTTGAGCCTTCTTTCGATATTGTGATGAAAACCTCACCGAGCTTGCCATCATCATACATTCCAGCATTGATGTATCCTTCTTGATCCCCAACTCTGAACTTGTGGTTTATCGCTCTTCGTTCGTCTGGCAAACGCAGACGGCTACCAGTCACTTGACCTTTTATAGCTTGGCTATTTCTGCTGAGAACTTGGTTTTCACGGCTCTTGTCACGATAGATTGTCCCACCTTTACAACCTAATTCCCACATACGCACAAGACTGGTTTCAATTTCACCTACTGTAGCTGTTTCCGGCATGTTAATAGTTTTACTCACGGCTAGATTGACATGAGATTGAAAAGCAGCTTGATGTAAGATGTGCCATTCGGAGGAGACTTCAAGCGCCGTTTTGGGTAGATTCTTGTGATGCTCTAACAGAACATCTAAAACAGGTTCCCTGATTTTAAGCTCAACAGGTATACCCTTATCCATCATGACTCGATTATACTCTAACTCATAATGGGGTTCGATGCCTGACGAGCATCCTACCAGCTGTGAGATAGAACCAGTGGGAGCAATACAGGTACGAGTAGCATTTCTAGCTGCAAGTCCTAACGCAGAGGGAGCCTCATCACAGTCAAAAGCTGGGCATATTCCTTTCTCTTGTCCTAGCTCATAGCTGGCTCTATCTGCTGCGTCTTGGATGAAACCCATGATCTGTTCACCCCACTCGACAGCTTTCATCGAGTCATAAGGAATATTCGTCAGAGCTAGAGCATCTGCATATCCCATTACACCAAGACCTATCTTGCGTGTTTTACCAGCAGCCTCAGTAATGGTAGGATCTGGAAAGTCGTTAACATCTATTACGTTATCAAGTGCTCTGACTGCAAGCTTGACATCCGCTTTAAGCTTGTCCCATATTACAACAGATGTGCCTTCACATGCATCTGTACCAACAATAATATAACGACTCAGGTTTATGCTGCCAAGATTGCAAGCCTCTCCGTGATATAGAGGGACTTCCCCACAAGGATTTGTACCTTCAAGGCGACCCAACCAGGGAGTAAGATTACTCTTATTAGCATTATCTATGTAGAAGACACCAGGATCGCCTGTTTTCCAGGCTGATTCGGCTATTTCATGAATCATAGTTTTAGCTTCAGGATCGCCGGCCTTGTAGCGATTCATAAACTCATCAGTCAGAGCTACTGAGAGATTAAAGGTATGTAATTCGTCAGGGTGCTCGTCCTTGACATGGATGAACTCCCTGATGTCTGGATGGTCTATTGACAGGATGCCCATTTGTGCGCCAGAACGTCTCCCGCCTTGAGTGACAAGTTTAGCAACACCGTTATAGTATGGGAGTAGAGAAACAGGGCCACACGCTCGACCCTGAACAGATTTAATCAGTTCACCTTCAGCTCTAACTCGGCTTAGAACATACCCTACACCCCCACCGTATTTCATTACAAGTCCTGCTAGTCTATGACACTCCATTATAGAGACTAGACTATCATCTACAACAAACAGAAAACAAGCACTCAGTAATCCTTGGCCTGTACCAGCATTGAAGAGAGTAGGACTGTTGAACATAAAGCAACCAGAGGCCATGAGTTTATATATGTTCTCTGAGAACTTATTGCGGTTATCTGGCTTTTCAGCTAAGGCTATATGTTTAGCCACACGGATGAGCATACCATCATACGACTCATCCTTCCAACGATATCGGCGCTCAAACAACTCTTTGGAGACTTCTGTTTGCTCAGGTATAATCTGTTCTGCCTTCATTGCTATCCTCTCCTCTTACACCGTGGGCAGTAGTCTCGCACTATTGCAATTCCTGGCTTACTGCGCATCTGCATAACGATTGGCTCTATAAGCTGTAGACAATGCCTGCATATTTTTACCACAGTGATACCTCTAGATGCTTAAACATCGTCCATAGCAATTCCCACACAAGCCACCATACTAGAAGCATAGCTACCCATGTTCCAATTTCACGCTTCGTCATATCTTTACCACGGCAGTATCTCTAGTACATCAAGTATCAGCACTATCCATGTTAGGGACAGAACTATCCAGGTTGCGATCTCACGCTTCGTCATGATTCCATTGAGATGATGTCTAGATAGATACCAGCGTATATCTCTACTGCCTTACACTTAAAAACATGAGTTAAACTGTTCAGCATCGTCTTATCAGGCAGAGCTATTCCTGATTCCAGCAGGGAATATGAGCCCCTGGGCATTTCAAGTTCCTCTGCAATAGCATTTTGTGTCTTTTCGCCACCAAGTCTCAGTTCCCGCAGTCTGTTAGTCATTCTTAGGAACGGTTTAGGGCCATTTGTCATGTGTTGCGACTTCAACGTTCCCCCCAGTCGAAATGCGGCCAAAATCGCCGCCGCTAACATTGTTTATCAATGGTTTCAAGCAAGGGCTGGTAGGTAGGTATTCCCCCAAAGTCCGGTTTCCCGCCACTAGATACAAGACACGATTTGCGAGCGCCGCTAACATTGTTTATCACTCACCATCTGTCTCTAAACCTACAATACCACTGTTAACCCAATGTTCGGCCTTTTTCCAGGCAGCCTTAGCTTTTTCCTTGTTGTCTGTTGGGCACCAGACAACTGCTCCTTCTCCAGTACCTCCAGGCATTGGCAGACCATGCCAGCTAACAGTGCTACCATCCGTTCTTGTTCGACATGCTTGCACTAAATGGTAAGGTACTGGGATCAGATTATACGAAATAGCTTCCTTTATATCGGTAGGCTTTATATGCGCTGGATTATGACAGGGTAATGTCCATGATGCCGTTCGCCCCTCTGGACTAGTAACCAGCGCCACTATACATGGTGGAAATCCCTCTCTCGGTGGAGCATTTATCTCGTCATCCACAGATTCGCCACGGTGTTGTCCAGTTGCTACCATATCCAGATAACTCCCAAGCTGCTTGTGCCGCATATTCTAAGTCCATCTGGAGTAGGCGTGAGTCGTACTTCCAGAAATGGACAGGGTGAATTTGCCATAAACTTACCTCCCCATTCGATCCAACGGCAGTTTGGTTAAGCTCGAAGGGATCATATCCTGCAGAAAGCTTTGCTCCCATCTCGCAGTCTGCGACGGAAAAAGCCCTGGAGCTATGTATCCCGAAAACGGCAGTGAGCAATCTGTCAAAACTTTGGTTATCCCTATCTCGCAGAAGCAGGGATACATTCTGTGGTGTTGGTAGCACCACGTCTTCCACTTCGGGTGTCGGAGTCGCCAGAAGAATGTTAGGAGATGCTGTAACAGGAACATCTAGGAGGAGACCCCAAGTACGATCAGTGTTATAAGTAGGGTAGTTACTGCTCCTACTCCTGACGCGAAGGCCAATATAATCAGTGTAGTCTGCCGAGAAGCCTTGTTGTTTTCCATCAACTCCATCCTCTGCTAAAGAGGTTACTATCGCTACGGGCAACACCAGCAGAAGGGCTATTAAAGCGGCCCATAGTGAGGCAAGTCTCAGTTTCTCACCACCCTACTATTGCGTTTAGATACCCCAGGGCAATTACCGTGTTTGTAATGCAACTCTGGATACAGGGCGCACCACTGCCCTGGGCGAAGCACCTGAAGATAATAAGCGGCCATACCCCCAAACACTTCAAGTGCCCAAGCAGCTTCTCTCATGGACTTTCCCCAATCATCCACTATACGGTTCGCCCCCTTATATTCCATCTAAGTCCCAAGGATTATAAATAGGAGGACTGGCTACCATGGCAGTAATTAGTCCTCCTGATATCATAACAGAGCCATCTCTTCTAAGATTACCCAGCTCTGTTTTGACACGCTTTGAGTCAATCTGTTTACCATGTGTAGTACGCAGTTGACTAATGATGTTGCTCTCTGAAATGTTCCCTCTCGTCTGGAGAATTCCTATGATGTCCTCACGAAGATTGACAGGCTGACTCCCGTCACCTGTGAGAGCCATTCTAAGATGAAGTCTATCGAAGTGAAGATACATTGGATGAACTGCCTCTGGCGCATTACGAGTTTTAGGCCATGAAAGCTTCAACCTATCTTCTGTGTTTGTCTCTTCAAGAAGAGCTAGCGTATCAGCCCAAGATGCTATGACTGCGCCTCTAAAGTCCATCGCTCCCATAGAAATGATCTCGCCTTTATATGTCATGAAAGGCTTACGCAAGTGGTGAACTATAATTACAGAGACACCTAACTCATTTATGATTCTGTCCATCGCGTTAAATAACTGTGCCATCTCTGTTGGATCATTCTCACGACGAGCATGAATCTTAAACAGAGGATCAAAAATAACAATGTCAATTTTCTCTTGCTTGATAAAAGACTTGAGCTTCACAATCAAACTAGCATCTTCAAATGTAAAGCTAGTTGAACTCAGATGGAAGAACGTGTCTGACACCTGATAGAAGGTCATAACTTTTTCAAGTCTTTCCTGGTAACTCTTTGGGCCTATCTCTTCTTGGATATAGAGAACTCGCTGAGGCTTCTTACAATTGAACTTATCTAGTATCTTACAGCCTATAGATAACTCTTGCCCTATCTGCGTCGCAATAATTGACTTCCCTATTCCTGGATGTCCACCTATACAGAGACGGCTTTGTCTTGTTAGAATACCTGATGAGATTATGTCATTATCAGGAAAGGTCAGAGCCAGATATTGTGTAGAAGTAAGAGGCTCAAATTTCAATGGCAATGAGGAGAAGCTCCTAGCTCTTAGCGCGGTTCAGGCGCAGGATGAATTCGTCCTGCGCGTTAATTTCAATCTCTGCATAGTCAGAGAAATCATGGCCTCTGTCAGTCAGATAATCAACAAGAGGCTTAGGGAGTACTACTGCAATGCTATGGCGCTTGTGGCCTAACCGAAGAAACTTACGCCGGAAGAGAACACTTGACATAATAAATGAGGCTTGCGTTTATAAACACTTGATGCTATAATAGCATATGTCTTCGAGATTGTCAAGCCATTTAGATACGAAATGGGGGATAACATGAGAGAAGCCGACAGAGGAAACGAGCGATGGGCTATCAACATCATGCGAGCTAATCGTCTTCCTGAGAGGGCTGCTCTAGACATGCTAGCAGATATAGAGACTTGGTTTCGTAGAGCACTGCCTCACTATCGTAATTCATGGTCACTTAAAGCTAAGGCACAAGGTATCAGAGCATACACAAAGGCCACGTATGCGCTCATCGAAGAGTTCTTTGTAGACTGCAAGGAGCAAAACATGGAGATCCCTCGTTCAGCTCTAACTGCTAAATCAGACATAGAGCATATCATTGAGGGACGTTGATCAGAAGCCAGAGAGATATGCGCCAGAAGGAAATCCACCACCTGCTGACGATGAGACTTTACCTGCTGATAGTTGTGTCGTTTCAAGCCTCATTAGAAAGAGGTCAAGCATATTAGGTGGCGCATCAGGAACTATCTGCAGCTCATTAGATGTCGCATCATATTCAGTCTCCTTAATAAGAAACACCCTGAGCTTATCTAGGATTTTAGCTGTCACAGGATTAGGCTGGAGAGTAGGGATAGGACTAAGATCATATACGTACAGCACATCACCTGCACGTACTCTCCATAAAGGCTCTCTTGCTCCAAGCAAATTAGATATACTGCCAGTGATTCTTAACTGAGATGACTGGCGAGGCAGACGAGTATCTTCCAAGTGTACCTGTGCTGACATTCTTGCAAATCCCTCAATGGATCTGCCTAATTCTAAAACCGTATCTCGCTGATCGTATATTAGTGACTGAGAAATCGGAGCCTCAATCATATCTGTAAAATTCGATTCGGCTGTCACAAAGTTCTCAAATCTAGCCCAGACTCGCACCCAATAATCCTGAATTGACTTCTGTAATTCAATACCACCTTCTTCAATCTCTTTAACAGATAGCAGCCATTTGATATTCGACTCATCTCGCCTCTGAGCCTTTAATCTGTTGCGACTGTACACTCCTACAGATGCTGGTGAAACCCGCATTGTCGGAGACGCGTGTGGTGATCCAGCCCAGAACAGATCAGAGCGTTGATCCACGTCTAGATAATCAGAGAGTGAACCACTCTCAAACTGAGCTGCATCAGCACGGAAGGTATCGAATGCTGGTGATCCAGTTGCCACTATGCGTAACTCAGCTGCTACCGCTTGAGCCGGCGCTGTTGCTTCAAGAAAATATCTTACAAAGCTTGTCGTCAGCGTAACTGATTGAATAGATGTAGAGATTAATGCTCCAGCGTTATTAAACCATCTGGTCTCTAAATCATATGTTGTTAGTGCTGTCACCCGACGCAGATACACAGAGAAAGTGAATACCTTACCAGCAGTAACACCAAACCTGTAAGAATTTTCAATAGCGATAGTGCCGATGGTTCCAGAGCCCAAAAGATTCAGGAGAACAAGGCCATCTCCTGCTCCTGTTGCGCTTGCTGCTTCTATGGCTTGATCACCAAACACAGGATCTGCGACCTGTGTCGCAGCTACACTTTTTGACCACCAGCCATCCAAGTTGTTCTCGACACTGGGATTAGGAAGAAAGTTCTCTATAGTAGCCATGCCAAAGTTAAGCATACTAGTAGTTATAGCCTGAATAGTCTCACCCTTGAAGAGCAGTGGTGAATACTCCAGATCAGAATCTTCTATTAATAGAGTGTCTCCTGATATCTGTTTAGCATGAGCAGTAACTCCTGATGTATCAGGACTCTGACCGTTTAATAAATCACCCACAACCTTCTTGAATGTTGTTCTTCGAGAAAGATCAATAAATGCATCCCGCTCAGCATAGATTGTTATATCTTGTATTGATAACAGTCTATAGTTATCCTCATTAGCTTCTGTATAGGCAGTCGTACATTCAAGACCGATTGCCACAGCCTCTGCACTTGCACCATCTGCTACTAGATTAACAGCCTTAGTGCCAGGAGTTATAACACCTGGATCATGTCTTTGAGTCCATGTTCCCCTTGCGTAGTCAGCAGACCAGACTTTAGGAAGACAAGTATTAATATCAATATGGTCAATGCCATAAGTGTACCGTATAGAATGGATAGTCATAGGCTGAAACAATCGTTTGTCAGTTAGAGTGCTTACTCGTGGAAGCCGGTAGTAGATTACTGCCTTATCACCTACAAGATAAGACTGATTCTTCTTTGTTGATACGTGGAATAGAGCACCGCTGTTCAGAATATTAAACTTGTCAGAGTTACCTGCTCCACTAAGAGTAAGCTCGTCAGATACACCACCTGCTCCTGGAGAGGGAATCTGCCAGTTCCCCATGTCATTATCGTTCCACCATGACCAGAGAGCCTGATCTGCCATACTTGCCCAGTAACCTTCACACTCTACATCTACACCGTAATCACGCATTGATATAGAAGATATACGGCCTTCCCACATTGGCTCATCTGCTTCATAGACAGTGATGCCAAAGAACAGAAATCGCTCATACCACTCATAAGCACGAGACACGGATAGTAGAATTGACATAGTGCAGCTGGTAAAACCACCAGGGAGACCTGTAGCAAACTTAACATCAAACACTCTGTTAGTTAAATCCATGATGATAGGAGTGGGAACAACAGCCCTATCAGCTTTATCAGTCAAGACTACCGTCAATCTATCCATTATACATACAGAAATCGAGGGCTATACTCTAACCAGACCCCAGCAGTCTGGTCTTCAAGATATGAACCGAAAATGTCGTTGTCTGAACCAGTGGGCGAAGCCATAAGAAATACGATAACTCCTGGCTGATTGGGTGGAATTCTAAATCCTGTACCGTGTAGAGATAACTCTGGCGAGGCCAGCATAGTTAGCCTTTTCTCACCAGCAGGAAGGACGACTTCCTTAGCTATATAACCGATATTAAATGCATCGTCATCTATTGTATCGACTACCAGAATCTCATCGTCTGTTCCACCAAGAAAACCTACTGAGGCATCAAGACTTAACATCTGTAATTGAAAGTAACCGTCGTCTATAGGTACTAGGAAGAAGTACTTATACTCAACATTAGGAGCAGCTATGGCCGCATCAGAAGCATTAGCAACATGGAGTCTTGGAAAAGAGCGAGCATTGCTTTGCCTCTGGTGAGATGTTATCATGCCAGCTCTGAAGTCTCTTAGGGCTATCTCAGGTGGCCAGTTCAGTATACCACAATCAACCAAGTGTATAGAAGATGATGCAGGATTGGTATCTTTTACAGGATCGCCTGTTAAGAAATTCTTATAGTTGAATGTACTCCATCTGCACAGGCTTATCATATCCTGCTCACCTTCATGACCAACGTAAGCTTTATAGCTCCCAAACTGGTTAGCAGGTGATGGATATAAGGTAGGCAGATCAACACTGAATCTATCGACAATTGTATCTTCCGACGCTGTGATGATATTAGGATCAGCACCAGCCTGATAGTCAGATGAATTACCAAAGTCAGGAATCCAAGTATTCACCATCCAATTGAATATCTGCTTCCAAGGTTCTCGTCTGAAGACCGAGCCTATTCTAAGAGGAGCTATAGGATTAGTACCCTCATTCCTTATATATAATCTAGTAGTAACAGGCACGTCACCAGGGAAATCATATAAATCCAGCCAGGAAGTTTCATCTGTATCTGGCCATGCACGTATAAACCTTGATCCTATGAATGGCTTAGGATCACCTGAGACTTCAGTGAAGGAGCCAAATGTTCCAAAAGGTTTGCCCCGACAGAGCATCACGCTGTCAATGTCGAAGTCGATGGCGGTCACTCCCGCCTCTCTACCTATCTCAAGAGTCCTCACGCCAGCAGCGACTGAATCGAAAGTCTTGATATACTGTTTCATCTGTCCACCAGTTGAACCAATGCCTCCTGCGGCCCCATCGAAAGCGATGTCACACAGTCCTGATGCTACCTTTATCCACAGGATGACTGTCCAATCGTCAGCAGGCAGAGTGGGTGACTGTTCTATTTTGAAGCCGCTAGCGCCAGCCCCTCGCTCGAAATGACAACCGAACAGCCCATGCTTCGTTGAGCCAGTCTTCAAGCCGGAGGCCGTGGACGACGCAAAGATTGAACCTAATGTCCATGCTGTCGGCTTTCTGATATTCGTTGCCTTTGGTGGTACAAAGGGGCCGAAGTCACGTCCGTTACCACTTTGATCGGTAACCTCATCTGAGTCATCGCTAGCGAGCATCGGCCAGACCCCACCGAAATCCGCTGCCTCAAAACCCCAATAGTTAGGACTCATAATTGACTCTTTGTACAGAGACTCCAATCCATAGCGGTACAGATATGTTAACTGATAGGGCAGAACTTGCTTATTCTTGATGACAAAGACACCAGCGATACGGCCATCAAAGTATTCCCCTGTAGCATAGAGACCTCCAACATCGAAGTTTCCTACTGCTGCTCTCATCGCAAGAGCACTTGCTACTCGTGTCGTCGCCACCACAATATTGTCAATCATTAGCACAGCCACAATGTCTGAGCCGTCAGTGGTAAACATCGTAGCAGCAATGAAATGCTCACTTGCTGCTGACAAAGCATCAGCACTTGTGATGCTACGAGTTGTCGGTGTCGTGTCCACCCACTCAAAGACGACCTTATTGACAGCGTTAATGTAAAGCTTCCAGGCTTTTGTCGTGGTTCCTGCATGAGCCAAGTTCACCACAGCGCTCTGCTGCGTGTCCCAGTTGACGTGCATACCGACAGCCATCACAGGAGGTGCTCCACTGGGAACTACGCCAGGGCCATGACCATTTCCCCAAAGAGCCTGTGTGGTGCCATTGAAGACGATAGCTTTCTCAGCATCCCTACCACTCTCAATAGGGTTCCAATCAAACCCAGGATTTTTCAGCCAGTTACTAATTTCTATAGGAGCAGGCAGTCTAGCGAATGGCCTGCACAACAGTTTTAAACTATTGCCTAGAAGAACTGAAGCCCTATGAGTTTCAGTACCTGATATACGGCCTAAGTCTAACTCACCGTCAAGAACATCAAATACTATTTCATCAGTCGCATTGTTAAGTTTATAATGCAGCTCTACACGAAGACCAAAGCCTTCACGCGCTGTGCGCTTTGCAGTATCAAGCAATCTTACTATACGTCTTATGTCAGCGATAAGAGTATCATGATCAGCAGCTTCAATCTTAAAGGCAACAGTGATATCTCTGTTAGCATACTGCCGATCCACTAATCGTTCACCTTCTCTAAACAGAGAGTCTCCACCAAGAATACGTTTAACATCAGGCAGTGATAAGTCAAACCCATCTTTGAGCAAGGTGTAGTTAGATGCTGGAACAAAGGTAACTGTTGTCACACCGTCAGTAAGATTAAGTATAGCAGTCATGATTATCTAATACTAAGCCTCTTCAGTCTAATACTGGAAACAGTTTTTTGGCCTAGACCTCTATTTACAGCGTTAACTATCTTAGCAAGATCAGCAGGTCTGTTAACGTCTACATGCTCTACATAAATAGTAACAACAGGAGCAGACGGTAGCCCAGGAGGAAGCTGCCCAGGCTCTGTAATAATTTCCTTGCCATGAACCACAGCCAATTGCGGCTTACCTATCGGCCCAGGTACTATTCCACCATGCTTGAAACCTAATCCAATTGCTTTGAAGAATGCCGCATCAGCTTCTGGGAAGAGTGACTTTATAAAGGCTCTCTGGAATGTTTGTCTCTCCTGAAGAAGCATATCAACAGTCTTACCAAAGACTGCTGGGAATTCCACTTGTGCTATTTTTTGAAGCTCTGGGATTAAAGTACTTCTAACAAAATTAGCAAGCCTAATCGTCTCAAGTCTCTGAGCTCTCATGACCCCTAAGATATCCCGCTGCGCTTCAAGTTCTCGATCTGCAGCATCTAACGCATACTGATGCCTTTCCTCATTCAAAGCTATAGCTATACCAGCAACTCTACGATACTCCGCAATCTCAACGCCTGATCTTTCCTGTGCTGCTCGTTGAGCCAGGGTAGAAGCCCTCTGCGCCTCATAAATTTGCGCAGCAGCCGCCTTTTGAGCAGCCTCTATGTCAGCATCTGCACGATCATCTGCAGCACGTATAGCTGCATCTCTAACTTTATTTATTTCTTCTATCGCTGTAGTTGCTGCCTTACGTGCTTCACGTTCACGAACACGAGACTCTTGCCTAGCAGCATCAATGGCCTCGTCCCGCGCATCCTCTACTATGTCTATAAGGTCTTCTATTTCTTCTATCTGACCCGCTATAGTATCAATCAAGTCCTCAGTTATATCTATTGCGTCCTCAGTCGCTTGCTGCTCTTTATCAAGACCCTCCATACGAGCCTCTATAATAGCTATTTCCTCAGTAGCATCTACGCCTGCAGCAGCAGCAGCACGCTCAAGAGCTGCCAGTTCAGCTTCAGCTCTAATCCTCTCAGAGAAAATATCGGCACGCCTGGAACGTAATTGAGAAAGTTGCTGTTCCAGTTCACGCTCTTGATCTTGAATAGCACTTATCTTCTCTTTATGAACATCTATCTCTGCTTTAGCATTCTCACGTATAAGATCGATACGGTCATTTAGCTGGCTGCGTATTTCATCAAGTTGAGTAACCAGATTGTCTCTGATAAGATCAGTCTGCTGTCTAAATGTATCCTGTATGACCTGTATCTCGTCTTTAAGTTGTCGCTGTCTTACTCGTGTTTGCTCTTCAAGCTCATCACGAATCTCATTTGTTTGTTTTCGCAATCCATCTCTAATAACATCAGTCTCAGTTTGAAGAGCCTTTCGTCTTGCACTTATTTGATCACTTAAACCAGCCTCAATTATTGTGTTCTGTTCCTCCATACTTTGCTCTATGAAGGCTTTAACAGTATTAAAACCACTTTCGAGTTTTGAACGGTCTAT